TATTTTCTTCCGTTCAAACAGGAACCAAACCAAGGAAAAACTTTATGGCCCTCGAATCCGCAATCCACACAAGGGTTCGTCCCCTTCACCTCATCAATGTACGCCTTATTACGTCGTCTAATGAGGCGATTATTAACGGCTGTCTTTTCTTTAATGGACTCTGCGTTACGTGCGTAATGTCTACGTGCGGCTTCTCTTTGTTGTACTTTGTCCTTAAATGGCATAGGCGACACCTTACACTATGATGATGAAATGCGTTGAATGTGAACACGACTTGGTGGGCGGTGCCTGTCTTGTGGATACGTGCAAGTGCATCTGTGTTTGGGAGGTAGTAGATGACTCTAGCATCTAAGAAAAAGAAAGTGTACGGCCCCTATAAAGACAAGTCTAAAGGTGGACGTGAGAAGACCGTTATCTACGACCCTAAGACACAGAAGACATCTAGTACTAATACCGCCCGTTACAAGAAAGAAAAATCTCTTGGGCGCACTTTATCTAAGGACGAGCACGTAGACCACAAAGACAACAATAAGCACAATGGGTCCGCAAATAACTTGCAGGTCATGAGCGCATCAAAGAATATTGGCAAGGGTAACCAACATAGAAAGAAGAAAAAATAATGGCTGAACAAGGTACAGTAGCTGCAATTATTGAAATTGCTAAAAAAGAAGTTGGAACGATAGAAGGGCCTAAAGACAATGAAACAAAGTACGGTGCGTTTACAAAAGCTAATTATCTTGCTTGGTGTGGTTCTTTCGTTATGTGGTGCGCTCATCAGGCAGGTGTAAAGGTTCCTAACACTGTCTCTACAGTTGCAGGAGCAGCAGCATTTAAGAAGATGGGCACATGGTTTGACGCAGATTGCGGTCAGTCACCACAACCAGGAGACGTTTTGTACTTTGACTTTCCAGGAGATGGCGTAGACCGTATCTCTCACGTAGGTATCTGCACAGGTATTGACTCCGATGGAGTTGTGCTTACTATTGAAGGAAACACCTCTGGTAAGAAGAAGGGTGACCAACGCAATGGTGGCGAAGTATGTGAGCAGATTCGTGCATACAAGCCAAACAAGAAGAAGGTTCTTGTAAGCATTGTTGGTTGGGGTCGTCCTAACTACAAGGGTAACGAAGTAAATGTAGATGTACCTGCACCAGAGGTTCCAGCGTTTCCTGGACAGATTAAGCCAGGTGCTAAGGGTGAATCTGTCAAGATTGTACAGAAAGCTCTAGGATTGGCTGCAGACGGCGATTACGGCCCAGCGACAAAGAAGGCAGTTATCGCATTTCAGGACAATCACGACGTAGTGGACTCAAACGGCATCATCGGACCTAAGACATGGGCTGAATTGGTCAAATTCCTATAAATTGGACATTCCACAAAAAGCCCCCCTGGATGGTAATCTAGGGGGGTTCTTTCATAAGGGGTGGTCATGACAACAATCGTAGCGGTGCAATACGACGATAAAGTAATTTTTGCTGCAGATAATCAGGTAACTGGCGATAACGGACGTCGCTACAACCATCCTGATATGAAAAAAATTGTACAACGAGGTGAGTTTTTAGTTGCAGGTAGTGGTGAAGTTCAACCATGCGATGTGATTCAACACCAGTGGACACCGCCAAAAGTAACAACAAAAGATTGTGATGACATCTATCATTTCATGATTACTAAGGTGATGCCATCTCTTCGTAAGTGTTTAACGGATAATGGTTATGACTTTAATGAGGGCAAAGGAGATGGAAAAGCGGATGAAAACCGCTTTAGTTTCCTTATAGCCGTCTGTGGTGAGGTCTTTGATGTAGCAGATGACTTATCGGTTTGTCGCTCTGCAGATGGTGTGTATGGCGTTGGTTCAGGTTCTAGTTATGCAATTGGAGCACTCTACGCAGGTGCAAAGCCTAAAAGGGCTGTAGAGATTGCCTGTAAGTTAGATGTTAATACTTCAGGGCCAATTCAGATAGTAGAACAATTTAAATAAACTGATAGGGTGAGGGCATGGACGAAGTACTATACAAATCAAATAGAGAAAAGAAGCGTCTTGCTAGAGCGCTAGAACAAGAGCAGTTTCTAGAAGAAAAGAAAACAGCCCCTATAGTAAAAGCATGGGAAGAAGCACAGATAAAAGCCGCTGGAATTCAATCAGCGCTAGATTATTTTATAGAACAATACAATGAACATAAGGATGAGTTAGATAAAGACATGCAACAACAAGTAGAAGAAAAAATAGAGGAACGCCAAAAGGACATCAGGGAATACCTCATGTCAAAAAAAGACCAATACCTAGAAGCAATGGGAATACAAGCAGATTAAGGAACCCTTATGGAATTTATCTTTATGTTTTTTCAAGTCCAATTAGCAGCAATCCTTGCTTTATTACAGGCCTTACTTGGCCTGTAAAAGATGTAAAATGTCCAAGCGTGAGGGCAAAAACGTAAAATAGGTTCTCCCATACGAATACAAGACCGCAAAGGACACAGATGGGTAATGTAATGGCAAGTTTAAAAAACGTATTGATGCGTATTGTTGCGGTATTTGCAGCAAGCGGTCTTGGTGTTATTGGTGCTGGTGCAGTTGCTGGTATTTCAGTTGCTAAAGCAATGTTTGTTGCTGGTCTTACAGCAGTAGCAGCAGTTGTAGAGAAGTTGGCTCGTGCATTTATGGATGACGGAAAACTTACTCTTGATGAAATCAACGCAGCATTTGCCACTGTTGATAAGGGCGCAAAGACTGTTGCAGATGTAAAGGTTGAAGAACGTCAAGCTGCAGAAGCTGCACAAGCAGCAGCAAAGACTGCTAAAGAAGACGACCCTAACTACAACTAACCGCCAGTCTTATAAAAACCTGAGCCTTTGAATTGAAGGCCAAAAGAGTTATACACACGTTGAAGAGCGTAGCCACATTTGTTGCAGATATATTCAGGTTCTGCTTCATGAATGCTACGCTCTTTTTCGTAGTCTAAATCACACGTTATACATGCATATTGATATTGGGGCATTATTTTAATCCTTTTGTAAATGTTTCTTTTCGCATCCACGTGCTAGGTCTGGTACTACAAATCGTTTATTGCAGATGGCACAAGTGTAACGTTCCAAAAACTCCTTAGACTCCACAGACCAATTATGTCCTTACACAACGGCAGAAAGGGGTAAACTACTAATATGATATCTCAGGTTCAGTTTGGTCAACAAGCAATGACTGTTAGTAAACAAGCCATGCCAGAGAATCTTAAGTTTGATGGGAAAGCTGGAATTCCTACACCTGGAACTCAAAATCATCTTGCTGCTAACTCTAACGCTGCTTTACCAAAGCCAGGGTTTAGTGACTAATGAATACCTTGGACATGCACGTCCCTATAACAGCAAAAGACCGCTGTGATAAGTGCGCTGCACAGGCAATGGTTCGTGCAAAGTTAACAACTGGAGAACTTTACTTTTGTGGACACCATGCCCGTGAAATTGGCACCCCTTTAGTACAAGCTTCAATAAAGGTCTATGACCCAGAAGGAGTCTTTAACTATGGAAAGTAATCCAATGACAATGGTTGATTACTACAAGTTATGGCAACCAATTTCTGGGCAACAATTTGGTGGGCTTGGTATGTACGGCTCAAGTAAACAAGACGTGGGTAAATACGACAAAGAGAATTTGGAAAAAACATCATGAGTAATTTAAGCCACCAATTTGATGGAGCAATAGAGGCGTATGAAGATATGCAACGACGTCGTTATGCTCGTAAAAAAGGAGTTACTGGATTTATTGGTAATGGCTACTGGTTTGGAAGTTATCCATACATGATGGGTGCTTATGGCGCAGGAACAATTACTCAAACACAATCAGAGCATTACCAAAACCCAGTTCAAGATTTAGGACAAAATACGGGAGATACTGCAGGAGATGCTACAGGTATGGGAGAAGGTGGAACTGCAGTTGGTGATGGAGGCGGTTCACCAGCATGAGTAATCAGTTAAATCGTAAAATTTTAAAAGTAAATAACAGAACAGGTATTAAACAAATTTTTCAATATGCAGAACCAAAAGTTAAATCTGCTGCACGTGCATCAGTATTGTCATGGGCTAGTCGTGGTAAAGGTGTGCAGGGTGAATCAACAAATGCACAAGACTTAGGTTCAAAACAAATTATTAATAAACGCAGAAAACCAATGTAACTTCTGCTTTAATTATCTTCTTAGAGGGATAACAATGTTCCGAGGGGAATGATTGAAACTACTGCGTCCATTCGCAGCACTATCCGTAGCAGTTAAAACTGGAAGACTTTTGTTAGGTGGGGGTTTAATTACCCTGTTTCTTGTTTTTGGCATGTCACAAGAAGCACATGCAACAGGAGAAGTTTCTTCTGAACAAGTCGTTGTCAGTCCTACATGGCAAGCCATGAACAATGCAATTCAAACAGCAACTACAGAAGTAACGCAAGCAAATATTGCTAGTGCATCGGCTGCTACATCTGTTACTACTGCATCTACCCAAATTGCAGAAGCCATTACTGCTGTTGCTGCATTAAACACTGAAGTTACTGATGCTCAAACCGCTGTTACTCAAATAACAGATGCAATCACATCTGTTGAAACAGCAGACCCAACAACTACTAATCAGTCCTCACCCATTGTTACCGCTGCCCAATTAGTTGTGACAAATGCTCAAACAGCAGTGGATGATGCTGAGGCTGCTATTACTACGGCTACAACAGAACTAACTCAAGCTACAACAGCCCGCAACGCAGTTACAACATCTTTATCAAATGCTCAAACAGAACTAACACAAGCCAACACAGCACTTGATGCTGCTCAGACTGCAGTAAATAATCTTCAAGCAACTATTGCAACAACAACCAATGTTTTGGCTGGAGTTGATGATGCTGGTGTTCGTATGAATCTTCCTTTTGAAATGCTTATGGGAGGAACTCGGTATAGCAATGTATATGTTGGTTCAAATGCCACAGTAACATTTGGAACAAATGAAGGTTGGGTTTACTACACGACGCCAAGTGCTCCTTCTATTTCAATTGCTGGATATGACTGGACCACATGGAGCCAAGGTTCTGGAATTACATACTCCACTACAGCCACTAGTTTAGATATTGCTTGGGACCTTCGTGTGTATCCATTAATGGATATGTCTACCCAAATGACACAAATTCGTTTTAATGCTGATATCAATCCTACTAGCGGTGCTTGGGTTGCAAACGTTGCCGTTACTGGTCCTATTCCAAATGGGGCACGGTTTAACGTAAGAGAAACAACTAATGGCGCATTAACATCAATTGTTGATACAAATGATGGTATAGGTTTTAATGGTCAAATTGGGCAGGGAACATATGTTGCTCCAGCTATTGACCCAAACGCAAACAACGCAACAATTCAAGCAGCAATTGATTCTGCCAATGCAACAATCTCTCAATTAAATTCAACTATTGGAACAATTGTTGCCCGCAATACAGCAACCTCTCAGGCACTACAAACACTGCCGTCCATTGCAAGTCTTTCTACAACTCTTACTAATTCATCAATTATTGTGGAAGGTCTTCAAACTTCTGTAACAACAAAAGCTGCTGCTTTGCAAGATGCAATTGAATTATTGCCAGTTGCTCAGGCTCCAGCACTTCATACGCCTCCTCAGTATGAAGTAGACAGCGTTGACACATCTACTGACCTTGATACAGAAGAACCATCACAAACCACAGACCAATCACAAGAAGACACAAACAATACAGAAACCGACGAAACTGATGCGGTTGATTCTGAGACAGATACATCAACAGACCAAGAACAACAGACACAAGACCAAGAGCAAGAAAATCAGTCAGAAGAATCACAGACACCTCCAGTAGATGAGGCCCCTACTGTATCAGACGTAGTTGATAATGCTATGGCGGATGGTGTTCTTACTGATGCGGAAAAAGAAGCGGTTGTTGATGCATTACTTGAATCAGCAGATGGTGAAGCGTTGACTGCTGAGGCTATTGCAGAAGCTGGATTAGAGTATTCAGATTTACCACCAGAAACTCCCGTAGAAGTTCGCAAAGATGAAAATGGAAATGAAGTTATAATTACTGCAGAAGTAGCAGCAGCATTACAGCTTTTAGAATCCCCTTCTGAATTATTTGGCGCAATATTTAGCGACCCTAGTCAAGTTCTTCTTGCATTAGGAAGTATTGGCGCAGATATGTCTCCACAAGAACGTGAAGAAGCAACCAAGATGGTTGTTGCAACTGTTGTTGCTGCGGGTGCAGCAATGAATGCAGCAACTGTAGCGGCTAGTGCCGCATCAACAACAACGGGCGGAAGTAGTGGGGGTACAACTCCAAAGGGTGGCGGAACTGGTGGCGGTCCTGCTGCTGGTAATGACAAACCAAGAAGAACGTTTAGGAGACGTATCAAATGATAAAGCTATTCAAAGACATGGTTGACCAATTGTGGACACTGCTCGGTATGTTTATTGCATGGGTTGTGTTAGACGGAAGCGCAAAAACCATTGTTGGCTATGCAATTTTGGGAACTTTAATTGCATGGGCAATTACGTATCCACTGCGTAACCGAGACGAATAAGGGATTATTTACTCTGAGGAAGGCACAGTGTTAGGAGAAACATGACACAAGCACAACTAAAAGCTGCAGCAGCAACATACTTGCGTGCAGCAGCAGCATCTGTTCTTGCTCTTTACTTAGCAGGACAGACAGACCCAAAGGTTCTACTCAACGCAGCAATTGCTGGTTTAGTTGGCCCATTGGCTAAGGCGTTAAATCCAAAAGACGCATCATACGGAATCGTTAAGAAGTAACTAAAGGAGAAGCACCAGTGACAATGTTCTTTACTACTATTGGCGTTGTTGCTGGTGCTCTCATTAGTTTAGGGATTTTACTTAACCCACTTCGTAAAAAGATTAAGCGATGGGCGGAATGGATGGAGCGCTTTATGCGTGATTGGGAAGGTGAAGAAGCCGAACCAGGACGTGACCGTGTTCCAGGCGTTATGGAGCGCCTTAATAGGTTAGATGGAGAACTTAGCAACAACGGCGGAAGCACCACTAAAGACAAGGTTGATAACCTTTATAACAATCAAGGAATCCTTATGGAAGCCTTTGTAGAGATGGGCGAACGACTTATTTCTATTGAAAATTGTCTAACGAATAAAGAGACTGACGCCTAAAAGTAAGGGACTATTAGACCATGGCTACTTTTAATACCGCACAAGCAAAGTTTGGTCAGTCCAATGCGAACCCTGCAAATGCTGCGGGTGGACTTGGCAATGCAGTTGGCGCAATGATGGCAAGTCGTGGCCCAAGCAAAAAGAGCGCTGAAATTTATAAAGATATGATGAGCCATGAACATGGTTTAAATAAAGACATGGCATCTCATCTTGGCGGAATTCAAATGCAAATCAACCGTGGAGAACAACGCCACGAAGTAAGAAAAATGGTTTTAAGTCACAACCAATCCCAAGAAGCAGCAGCCACTGCACATCATCAAGGATTAGAGACCGCAACAACTCAAGCAGGATTACAACGTCGTGCCGCTGCACAGCAGCAACGCCATGAGTATCGTACACAAACTGCTGCTCACGGTAATGCAATGAGTTTTGCTTCTCACATTGGCTCTTTAGCTGAAGGTGGAACGTCAGTTGATTTTGCACACGGAGATACTAAAGCTAAGTTTACAACGAGGAAACCAGCAGCAGCTGCTGCAACAGGAAGTGCAAAACCTAAAGGACCTGAACTCATTGGTATGCCACTAAACATTGCAACAGCAGGTAAGCCTGTTGCTCCATCAACACCTGCCAAAGTGCAGAAGTATGCACATCGTGACCCTAAGACAAATAAAATTTCTCATTACGAAGATACACCTCAAGTCCTTCCAGCTAAAAAAACAACTGCTAAAAAGGCTGTTACAAAAAAGAGGAAATAATATGGCGACAAAAAAGAAGGCAGCAAAAACAGAAGCATGGACTCGCAAAGAAGGTAAGAACTCTAAAGGCGGTCTAAATGAAAAGGGACGTAAGTCCTATGAAAGAGCACACCCAGGTTCTGATTTAAAACCTCCTGTTAAAAAAGAACAAGCAGCAAAGTCTGAAAAGTCTGCTGCTCGTCGCAAGTCATATTGTGCTCGTTCTGCTGGACAAGCTAAAATGTTTCCCAAAGCAGCTAAAGACCCAAACAGTAGGTTGAATAAAGCCAGGAGAGCGTGGGATTGTTAATGAAATGTGCCAATTGTAAAAACGATGCTTCATACATTTACCGCATTACATTTGAAAAATCTCTTTATTACTGCAAAAAAGATTTACCTAGATTTTTAGAAGAACGTCGTAGAGCTGGATTTTTAGATATTCCTAAAGAACCAAAACCAACCGTTACCGAGACTGTTGAAGAACCGATTCTTGATGAGTTAACAGAAGAATCTGAAAAGCCAAAGAAGAAAGCGGCAAAGAAGAAGGCAGAGTAAAATGCCTTTAATTCGTAAATTTGCAGTACAGGGTCACGCTATTCCTTCTACAGCGCATACCCCTAGAGGCCCATTTCCTCCTGAAGTGATGGCACAGCCAGAGATGGCTATAGATGAACGTCATTCCGATTCGTTACATCCAGGATTAGATGATGTGCGTTTATTTAAATGCAAAGAGTGCGATGAAATTGTAATAGAGGAAGAACTGTCTACACACGAGTGTGATGAATAAACCCTGACATTCTTGCATAAGTCTTGGATACTTACAGTCAAGGTTCCCCTAAGCGCATGGGGAAAATAAAACCTCTCTAGAGAAAGAAGAAAAATGGCTACAAATAACAATGGAAATCTTCTTGACGACGCAGGTGAAGTCGCAATTGATTTCGTATGGGGTAATTTCCCAATTCAACCAAACGATGCTCGTCCAAACACAACTGCAGGTCGTTTAGACCCAGCATTAGATAACCACATCATTGCTCTATCAGGATGGGGCGGATATCCTTTATTTACCGCAAACTCAGCAGGAGAAGATGTAGCAGGTCCAACTGATTACATCCTTACTCCAAATGTTCTTGGACAAACAACTGCTTCTGCAACTGATGCATTGAAGGATGCATCGTTTGCAACAATTACAGTTGCAACAGCGGCAACAAACGCTGCTAAAACAGTAACAGCAGTAGAACGTGCTTCAGGCGGTCTTGCAGTACTTACTGCATCAGGTGCAGGAGCAGCATATGCAATTGGAACTAAGGTTACAATTGCATCTGTTCATGCAACTGTTAATGGAACATACACAGTTGTTGATAAAGCAACAAACTCAGTGACAGTCGCTACAACCGATACAAGCGCACTTTCACTTTCAAGTCTTACAGGAACAATCGTAGGTGTTGCTGGAACAATCAAGACCCAGTCAATTGCAGCAGGCCAGAACAACATCGTTCCTGGTTCTACAATTGTAATTACACCATGGGCAGCAGCGTCCTAATTTAAATGGCAAGAACAACAGGTGGGGGAGCTCGTCGTAATACACGGCGAGCTACTCCGTCTGCTCAAGAGATGTTAAATTCTCTTAAAAACTTTGGAACAGAATTTATGGGCGCTCCTGTTGCCGCCTCAAAAGCACAGGCAAATAGCATCCGAGACATTATGGATGACTCAAGTCAATCTATGGACTTCTATAACCCTAGACCCGACTACAACAATCTTGCTGGCGAATTAGCTAAGTACGACCCTCATTTTACGGATAGAAGTCGTCCCTTCTACGAAGTCATTGACATGAACATTGACTTAGACCGTCAAGGAAATCTCCAAGTACCTGGTGAACAACCAGATGAACTAGAAGATGCATCTCCAGCAGATATTACGTTAGTACCTACATCCACAACTAATCCACAACGTCCCCGTACAGTTGCTGCAGGTTATGATGAGGATGAAGAAAAACTTACTGTTGTATTTCGTGATGGCACCTTTTATAACTACTACGAAGTAGATAAGAATGAATGGGCTGCATTTAAAGCCAATCGTTCTAAAGGTGCTATTATCGCCCAAATGTTGGACTTTCACCCACGTGGGCCAGCAGATATGTCTTCCTTTTCTCAGAAAGCGCAGGCAGCGTTCTATCGTTATAGTCGTGGTTTCCAAATTCAAAAACAAGGAAAAGCTGTGGGTCAAACCAGAGCAACGTACAAAACAATAGACCAAAGAAAACGAGCAGGGAAGAATCCATCAAAAGGCGGAAGAGCACCAAGAGGACGGTAAATGCCAAAGGTATATAACATCGGACCAAAACACTTTGTACAACTAATTGACTTACCTGTTGTTTGGGGCAATAAATTCATTGTTCGTGGATGGACTCAAGAAATTGAAGAACCATTTAGAACTTCAGAGCCTTTTTTAGTAAGATTACCTAAATACAAAGCATTAGCCTTTGGTAAGTGGACTGGCTTTAAAAATGAAGAAGAAGCACTTAAATCGGCACTTAACACACGGGAAGTAACATACGATGATTTTACGGAAGAAGCAGGATGGACAGCCCCAGACTCGGATAGAGAAACGAGTATCTACAATCTCCACCCCAGATTTGATTCAATGGATGGAGCAATCAATGTTCACGATTGGCAAGTGTATTACCGATTGGCAAAAGAATCGGAATAGCGCATCTCTAGATGAAGTAGTTCTTGGTGCAGAAGCATTTTTTGCAATTGCAAAAGAATTGAAGAAACGTGCTTAGTGTGTGCTATTATACTTTTGCTTTACCTCTCTCCTGGTCTGGCGATGGCCCACAGAAATGTGGGTCTAGTCAATTAAAGGGTAAAAATGAAAATTGATTATGATGATAACAAATTTGAAGAAATTAATCCTGAGTTTTATTTACAGGACGAAGACCCTGAACAAGTAGCTCTTGAAAAAGAAGAAGAGTTAGATGAACTGTCACAGCAGTTTGTAGACAAACTTATTGACAAAATGATGGACTTCCTTAAAGTCCTTGTGGGCCATGATTTACACCCATATCAAAAGCCTTTAGCACGTCGTATTATGGAATCGGTCATTATCAATGATGCAGAAGAAATAACCGCTCTTGCTGCACGTCAGTCAGGTAAATCAGAAACAGTGGCTGACACTGTTGTTACGTTAATGATTCTTTTACCTCGGCTTGCAAAACTGTACCCAGAGTTGTTGGGAAAGTTTAAAGATGGTGTATGGGTTGGTTTATTTGCGCCAACTGAAGGACAGGCAGAAACTTTGTTTGGTCGTGCAGTAACACGCCTTACATCAGAACGTGCTTTAGAAATTCTTAATGATGTTGAAATTGATGATAAAGCTGCACGTGTAGGTGGTGTTACTCGTCAAATTAAATTAAGTAACTCAGGCTCTAGCATTACAATGATGACTGCTAACCCTCGTGCAAAAATTGAATCTAAATCTTTTCATTTAATTGTTATTGATGAGTGCCAAGAAGCTGATGACTTTGTTGTTTCTAAGTCTATTGCTCCTATGCTTGCATACTATGCGGGAACTATGGTTAAAACAGGAACTCCTACAACAAGTAAAAATAACTTTTACAAAGCAATTCAATTAAATCGTAGACGGCAAACAACACGTGGCAATAGACAGAACCATTTTCAATGGGACTGGAAAGAAGTTATTAAATACAACAAAAACTATGAACGTTCCATCAGAAAAGAAATGCTTCGCATTGGTGAAGATTCAGATGAATTTCAAATGTCGTATAACTGCAAATGGCTTCTTGAACGAGGAATGTTTATTACATCAACCAAAATGGATGAGTTGGGAGATACTTCCCAAGAACTTGTTAAATCATGGCATAAAACTCCATGTGTTGTTGGCATTGACCCTGCACGTAAAACTGACAGCACTGTTGTAACAGTGGTGTGGGTTGACTGGGATAGACCAGATGAGTTTGGTTATTTTGACCATCGCATTCTTAATTGGCTAGAACTACAGGGCGATGATTGGGAAGAACAGTACTTTCAAATTGTTAACTTTTTAGAAAACTATGATGTGCTTGCTGTTGGAGTAGATGCCAACGGTGTAGGTGACGCAGTTGCTCAACGGTTAAAGCTGTTATTACCACGAGCAGAGGTTATGTCATTAACATCTAGCCCAACAGAACAATCAAAACGTTGGAAACATCTTCAAGCCCTTATTCAACGAGAAATGATTAGTTGGCCTGCTCATGCAAAGACACGTCGTCTTCGTACTTGGAAACGTTTTTACCAACAAATGACAGATGCTGAAGTCCAATTTAAAGGACCTAACTTTATGGTTGCAGCTCCAGATGAAAACTACGCCCATGATGACTTTGTAGATTCTTTATCTATTGCTTGCTCTTTGACGCAAGATTTAGTGATGCCTGAAGTAGTAGCGTCAAGTAATCCTTTTTTTGGGTAGTTGAACAACACAAACAGGTCAAAAGGGTGGAAACTATTGCCTAGGAAAAGGCCTTTCCATATTAATCCTTAAGGAGTAACAATGAGCATTTCCCCAGCACCACAGTTTCCAGAGCGTGCGCCACAAGCGTACGAACTGAAGGCAGCAGGTAACGCAACACGTCGTGGTCCACTTCGTTTTGAAGAAGGTATTGCAACAGATACTGATGTTCCAAACGATTTCCAAAAAGGCATGATGCAAGGCATGATGCCTGCAGCAGGTCGCCCAAACCACAACGCAAATGTATTTGAGAAGCCAGCAGCAGAAACTCTTGCAGAGCGTGCACACGTAGGTTCTGCATCATGGGTAGAAGCACCAACATTCCTCGGTGAGTTTGCACATGGAACATCAAACGACTACTCAGCTCAAACATTTGAGACAGTAGCTCGCTCAGGTGGACGTTCACAGCGTCAATCTGCAACAGTCGTAAACGACTAATTTTACACAGACGTCCGTATGGCCCCCACGATAGTGTGGGGGCTATTGGAATATCGGAGGAGTTGTAGTGGCTAGTAAACCCGCAAACGAAAAACTGTATTTAATGATTGTTGCACAGGCTAAGGCTAAGTATTCTAATTATCCCAATCCTGGAGCAAGTCACTGGGTTCATGAACGCTACATTCAATCAGGCGGAAAGTTCATTGAAACAAATGAACAAACTCGTAAGTTAGAAATGCGTAAAAAAAAGCACGCTAAATCAATAAAAGATAAAAGCGCTACAATTAAAGCTGAGAAGAAGAATTCTAAGAAAGATAAGAAGAAAGATAAGTAATGTCATTTCTTGATTTTTCTCCACCATCCTATAGAGCGGCTTCTAGCGACTTAACCATTTCTATTTCTCCACTAGGTTTAGTGGAATTAGCAGATGAAGAATTTGAAGTACATGGTCCACGACTTAATCGCTACTCTCTTAACTGGGCAATGTATCTTGGTCATCATTGGGGCTATCGCCGTGAACAAGGCGAAATGCAAATTTCAGTTAATTACTACCGTGCGTTTAATGACTTTTTAGCACGTTTTGTTTTTGGTAAAGGTGTTCACTTCCGTTCCCCTAAAGCAACAGAAGCAATTATTCCAGACCGTCTAGAACGTATTTGGGAAGTAGACAACGACAAAATGCGTGTCCTTCTTGAAATGGGACAACAAGGCGGTATTACTGGAGATGTATTTGTAAAAATTGCTTACGAAGAACCTTGGGTTGATTCTGCAGGAGGACAACATCCAGGACGTGTTCGTATTCTTCCTATGAACTCTTCTTTCTGTTTTCCTGAGTTCCACCCACATGACCGCACACGTTTACTACGTTTTAAACAAAAGTACCGTTTCTGGGGAACGTCACTAGAAGGTACACGCCAAGTATTTACTTATACTGAAATTCTTACTGATGACACTATTGAAGAATACATCAACGATGAACTCATTGACTCACGTCCAAACCCTTTGGGCATTGTTCCTGTAGTTCACATTCCTAATGTTCCTGTTTCAGGTTCACCGTGGGGTCTCGCAGACGCACATGACATCATCACACTAAACCGTGCCTACAATGAGATATCAACTGACGTAGCAGACATCATTAACTATCACGCTTCTCCTGTGACAGTTATTGTTGGTGCTAAAGCTTCTAATCTTGAAAAGGGTGCAAAGAAGGTTTGGGGCGGTCTTCCAAAAGATGCTCAAGTCTTCAACCTAGAAGGTGGAGCTCAAGGCATTGAAGGTGCTTTGAAATATCTAGAACTTCTAAAGCGCTCAATGCATGAAATCATGAACATCCCAGAAACCGCACTGGGACAAGTTCAACCAATTTCAAATACATCTGGTGTTGCTCTTTCTATTCAGTATCAACCATTAATGAACCGTTATGCACAAAAAGTTGCACAATACGGAATTGGTCTTGAAAAGATTAATGAAATTGCGCTACGTACCCTTGCAATGAAAGAACCACAACAATTCATCTATAATCCAAATGAAGATGGTCCTATTAAAGATGGTCAATTAACAAAACTTGATTTTGCAGACCCTATTACATACAAAAATCATGTTCAATTCCCACAGCCACTTCCATTAGATAAATTGATTCTTCTTAATGAAATTCAAACTAAACTTGGTATGGGTCTTGAATCTAAAGAAGGTGCGTTACGCACCCTTGGTGAAGAGTTCCCAGAAGAAAAACTTCAAGAAATTCGTCAAGAACTCATTTCAGATGCAAGCGCAGATGGTGCTTTGCAACTTGTAAAGATTCAAATTCAAAAAGCTATTATGGATATGACTGGCATGATGCCAGGACCTGATGGCAATTCTGCAATCCCAATGTCTCCTACAGAATTAGGTGATGGAGATGTTATGGGTGATGGAATAGAAGGACCTCAAACTGACGCCAACGTCAAAGACCCTGCACAAGAACAGATGATGGGAATTGAGAAGAGCCAAGAGGCTGCAATAAGAGAGAAACTTGTCACTGAAGCCTACGGAACAAAAATTCCGCAAAGGAGAACAGTAGACAAGGAGTAAAAAATATTTATTAATATAGCGAGATTTTTTATACCAGATAGTATGAAATTGTCTTGTTAAAAACCAATGTGATACGCCGCAAGGCATACGGACAACGACATAAGAAAAACAGGTGACCAATAATGGCCGATAATCAAGAAGTACTGGACGCAATTGCAGAACAAACTGTAGCGGCAGTCCAAGGAAACACTGAGGAACCAATGGCTGGATTTACTGCAGACGATGTTGCAAAAGCTCGTGCTCAGGAAAAGGCAAAGCTATATCCACAGATGGAAAAGATGGCTAATGAACTTGCTGCTTTGAAAAAAGCACAAGAAGAAGAGGCCGCACGTAAAGCTGCAAAAGCTGCTGAACGTGAAGCTGCAAGAGCAGAACAAGAAAAGAAAAAAGAAGAAGAAGAATTATCTGCAAAAGAGCTCCTCATAAAGAAGGAGCAAGAATTTTTGTCTCAGTTAGAGACCGAACGTCTTGAAAGAGAACGTGCTTTTGCTCTTCTTCAAAAAGAACAAGAATTAAATCAACTTAACAATTACCGTCAAACACGCACTGAGCAGGAACGTGACAATATTGTTCCAGAACTTATTGACTTGATTAGCGGTAATACTCAAGACGAGATTGAGGAAAGTATTTCTGTCCTTCGTGAGAAATCACAGAGCATTCTTCAGTCCGCACAAGCAGCAATGCAATCCGCAAAGCAGCAAATGGCAGGCACTCGCATTACAGCGCCTGCATCAGGACCCCTGGATAATGATTCGGAAAACAATTCGTACACTCCTGATTCAATCAGGGATATGTCATTGGCCGATTATGCGAAACAAAGAGCCAAACTACTTGGCACTGCAGCCAGCAACCGTGGTCAGGGACTGTTCGGTTAATCCCCCCATCAACTAAAGAAAGGACTTGACCTCAATGGCAAGTGCAATTACAGGCTCCTCGCAACTAGCGAGTGCTCCAACCGCTTACTCAGGTGCTAATAGCTCCCTGAATCAAGCAATCCAAACAATCTGGTCAAAAGAAATTTTGTTCCAGGCAATGCCAATTCTTCGTTTTGAACAGTTTGCAGTTAAGAAGACTGAACTTGGTGTAGCACCAGGTCTTCGTGTGAACTTCCTTCGTTACAAGAACTTTGCTGTAGACCCATCACCTCTTACTGAAGGTGTTCGTATGACAACCAATGCTCTCACAGCAGAGCAGATTGCAATCACAGTTGCAGAACACGGCTACGCAGTAGCAGTTTCTGAACTTCTCCTTAACGCATCATTTGATGATGTTATGGCATCTGCTTCACGTCTTCTTGGTCGCCACATGGCACAGTACCTTGATGTTCAGGCACGTAACACACTTTCTGCAGCAACTTCTGCAGTATTTGGTTATGACCGCTCAGGCATCACAGGTGGCGCTTTCACAAACTACGATGAAGGCGACGCTGCAACAGCGTTCTCAGACCTTGATGGTAACTTCAAGTTGACAACTGCTGCAATCAAGGACGCTGCTCTTACCCTTGCTGGTAAGAACATCCCACGCCTTGGCGAAACATACGTACAGTTCGTACACCCTAAGCAGTCTCGTGACCTTCGCTCTAACCCAGAGTTCATTGAAGTCACAAAGTACGCTGCTCCAGGAAACTTCATGCTCGGTGAAATCGGACGTCTTTACGACGTAGTATTCATTGAAACAACACAGGTTAAGAAGTTGTCCCAGAACGCTGGATACACAACCTCTTCACTCGTTGGTGTTCCAGCAGACCAGGGAGTTGTTCCTGTTAAGTCAAACACCAACCCAGGTTCAGGTGGAAACCCAGTATCTGCTGATTACACAGCAGAAAAGGGTTACCTAACATCTGCAACAGGTAACGGTGCTGACGTTTACGAATCAATCATGATTGGTGACAACGCATTTGGTCACGCAATCTCTCTTCCAGTTGAACTCCGTGACGGTGGCGTTCTTGACTTCGGTCGTGAGCACGCTCTTGCATGGTACGCAATCTGGGGTCTCGGTGTAATCACCGACCAGGCTATCGTCAAGGTTTACACAAACTAAGACTCTGTAGTTGTCTGGGGGACCTACTCCTTCCTGGTCCCCCAGCCACTACACACATTTAAAAAACTACTTTAGGAGAAATACACCGTGGCAAATACACAAACAAGTCCATTGGACGCAACAGGGCGTGCTGCAGAAGCAGCTGCTAAGAAAAATGCAAAAGCATTAAAAGACCGTCAAGATGAGATTTCACTTGCGGCACAAGTTGAGGCAGAACAACTGGAAACACAAATCTTTGACCCAAAGAAACCAGATGCTCCAATTGTTTTAGATGAAATTGAAAATGTTGGTGTAACAACGGCTAATGACACAGTTATTATCCGCACAATTACAGACATTGATGACATGACTTACGGAGTCGGAAATCACTACAGTTTTAAAGCTGGAGTTAAATACCGAGTACCAGGACATCTCGCTAATTATCTAGAACAACTAGGATATATTTGGCGGCCTAACTAAGCCGTCAGCAGTAGTCCGACCCTCAACTGGTTCCCGCCCTCCTCCCCGTTGGGGGTTGGACCTTTTTTTGGCGTATATATTTGAGATGATTGTTCCAAATAGTTTTCGGAGGTTACGTGGCTACACTTTCTAGTCTTGCAGACCGTTTAAGGTCTGAACTAGGCGATATGGGAAAATCCTTCGTTTACCAATTTACAGCAGACGGAACCACTAATCGTTTTCTTATACCTTACTCTCCTTTAGATGGAGAAGGTCTAATTGTTTTAGATTCTGGTGCAGATGTTTCTGAGGATGCAACTGTAGAAGAAACAACTGGCTATTTAACTTTTGATATTGTGCCAACTGCTGGTCACATAATTACTGTTTCTGGAACATACTTCCGTTATTTTACAAACGCCGAAGTATGTGAGTACATAGATACTGCTTTTGGGCAACATGTAGCAAACCACGCAGATGGGTATGGGCGTGGATATACATTAGCAACTCTTCCTGGTATTGAAGAATATCCAGTAGTTGTTTATGCCTCTAGTTTGGCTCTTTATACTTTAGCCACAGATGCTTCTTTTGATATTGATATTCAAGCACCAGACGGTGTAAACATTCCACGTTCTGAACGGTACCGTCAGTTAATGCAAATGATTGAAGTGCGTAAACAACAGTATCGTGAACTCTGTTCACAACTTGGTATTGGTCTTTACAAAATTGACGTATTCTCATTGCGCCGAATTTCAAAGACAACTAATCGTTACGTTCCTGTTTATCTTCCTATGGAAGTTGATGACCGCTCTATGCCACGTCGTGCCATCATTCCTATTCCTAGTTATGGTTCTGCTATTTCTCCATCAGATGTTCCTACATATGATTTAACAATGTATGAAGGTGACTCATTTGAAGTAACATTAGATTTCCCATTTGATGTAACTGATTACACATTTAAATCACAAATTCGTGTAAACTATGGCGACCCAACAGTTGCTGCAACATTTGCTACAGAACAAACGGATACTGACAAAGTGAAAATATCTTTAACGCCAGAACAAACTGCATCTTTACCAGAACGTGCGTATTGGGATATTCAAGGAACAACAGAGTCTGACCCAACGTATCAACAGACCTATATGCGAGGCGCTGTATTCTGCACACGACAGGTGACTGATTAATGGCAAAAGTTTCTAATTACACAATGGACTGCGGTTGCGTAGGTACATGTACTTGCGGAACTCAAGGCATCACAATTCAAGTTCTTCCTGGACAAGGCGGAGCACGAGGACCACAAGGTACTCAAGGAGCAACGGGTTCAGGTTCGCAAGGAATCCAAGGAACTCAAGGACTTATTGGTCCTGGAGGTGGAGCGCAAGGTATCCAAGGTTTGCAGGGAACTGCAGGCGGAGGAGCAACCCTTCAAGACATTTCTGATGCTATTCAAAGCGCTGCTTTGGGAAGCACAGATGATTTATCTGAAGGTGTTACAAATCTTTACTTTACTACTGCTCGTGTCTCTTATATCCACACACAAGGGTCCGCGAGTAGTTCGTGGTTAATTACTCATAATTTAGGATTTCATCCCAACGTAACTGTTGTAGACTCAGCAGGGAACATCGTAGAGGGTGAACTTTCGTACACTAATTTGGACTCCTTAACCGCAACATTTAGTACTGCCTTTAGCGGCACAGCGTACCTATCTTAAGGAGATAGAATTATGGCACGTAAGTTTTTAACACCAATTGATTTAGGCAAACTTGAATTACAGAATGCCCGAATTCAAAACCTTTCCTCTTCTAATGCTCCAGCGTCTCCAGTTGAAGGTCAGATTTACTATGACACAACTGACCATGTATTAAAGACATGGAACGGTATCGCTTGGATTACATCTAATCAAGGTGTGCAAGGTTCCCAGGGAACACAGGGCATTCAAGGCACACAAGGTGTGCAAGGAACTCAAGGACAGACTGGTACTCAAGGTTCTACTGGTACACAAGGTGCAGAAGGTGCACAAGGTTACAATGGAAGTAACGGTACTCAAGGTGAAACAGGTACTCAAGGTATTCAAGGTGAGACTGGTATTCAAGGTGCTGATGGTACAGATGCACTTTGGAACTTCACTGGTGCTTATGGTATTGGAACTTCGTATGCAGTTGGTGATGTAGCAACATACGGGGGACAGACTTGGTACCGTATTGATGCTCACGGCGGAAATACTGGAGACACTCCTTCAGAAGGAGCGTATTGGACACTTCTTGCTGCACAAGGTGCACAGGGTACAACTGGTTCACAAGGTGAAACAGGTACCCAAGGTATTCAGGGTGAAGTTGGTACACAAGGTGTTCAAGGTTTACAGGGCGAACAAGGTGTTCAAGGATACGAAGGAACACAAGGTCTCCAAGGTGAGACAGGTCTTCAAGGAGCCGATGGTTCATTTGGTGGCGTAACAGTTGAGTACGAAACAAATGCAAGCACAACAATGGCAGACCCTGGTTCAGGAACCATTCGTTTTAATACTGCAGATACTTCAAACTCTACACATATTGCTATTGACCAAGAAGATATCAATGCAACTGATATTGCTTCTTATCTACAAACAATTGATGACTCTAGTTCAACAATTAAGGGTCACGTAAAGATTTCTGTTAAGACCAACCCAGCCGTATTTGGCATTTGGGCAATCAACTCAATGGTTGATAACTCAGGTTGGTACAACATTGATGTAACACCACTTTCAGGCAGTGGCGATATTCCAGATGGCAGCGATGTTCTTGTAACATTTGCTCGTACAGGTGATATTGGTGCTCAAGGTATTCAAGGTACACAGGGTGAAACTGGTATTCAAGGAGAGACAGGAACCCAGGGAGTTCAGGGAGAAACTGGAACCCAAGGCGTACAAGGTGAGACAGGAACTCAAGGTACACAGGGTGTACAAGGAGAAACTGGTACACAAGGCGTACAAGGAGAACAAGGTACACAAGGTATTCAAGGCTTTGATGGAACTCAAGGAACTACAGGTACTCAGGGAGAAACAGGAACCCAAGGTGTACAAGGCGAAACAGGAACTCAGGGAGTTCAAGGTGAAACTGGTACACAAGGTATTCAGGGTGTACAGGGTGAAACGGGAACTCAGGGCGTTCAGGGTGAGCAAGGCATTCAGGGAGTACAAGGCGAACAGGGTGTACAAGGTACGCAAGGTGAAACTGGTATCCAGGGTGCTGAAGGTTCATTTGGCGGTGTAACAGTTGAGTATGTTTATGATGACACAACAACTGTGGCTGACCCAGGTGATACATATATTCGCCTTAATGCTGCTCCAGCATCTGCAACTCATTTCTTAATTGATGACATTAATGCTGCAAACGTAGACATTCACTCATACCTACAGACTATTGATGATTCAACATCAGCCATCAAGGGCCATGTAAAGATTTCTAAGAAGTCAAACCCTGCAGTATTTGCAATGTATGCAATTAACTCAATGGTTGACCAAGCGACATACTTTGATATTGATGTTACATACCTATCTGGTTCTGGAACATTAACTGACAATGATGCAGTACTGATTACTTTTGCCCGCACTGGTGACGTTGGTGCACAGGGTGTGCAAGGTGAGCAAGGAACTCAAGGCACTCAAGGAACTCAAGGCGAGCAGGGTACTCAGGGAGTACAGGGTGAAATTGGTACTCAGGGAGTTCAAGGTGAAACAGGAACTCAAGGTACTCAAGGAACCCAAGGTGAGCAGGGTACACAGGGCGTTCAAGGCGAGCAGGGTATTCAAGGAACCCAAGGTGAGCAAGGAACCCAAGGTACACAAGGCTTACAAGGCGAGCAAGGCACACAAGGTGTGCAAGGCGAGCAAGGAATTCAAGGTATTCAAGGTGAGACTGGTTTACAAGGCGCTCAAGGAGTTCAAGGCGAACAAGGCGTACAGGGCTATGAAGGTGCTCAGGGTCTTCAGGGAGAAACTGGTATTCAAGGCGCTCAGGGTACACAGGGTGAGCAGGGAATCCAAGGTACACAAGGTACTGAAGGAAACTCAGACCGTTACAAAACCACTTCTACAACAGAACTAACAATTTCTGCTAGTGGAACTAAAACGCTTACTGTTGAGACAGGTTTAAGTTATTCAGTTGGTCAAGACATTGTTATTGCATACGATGTCAGCAACCACATGTCTGCCACAGTTTCATCTTACAACTCTGGAACTGGTTCACTTGTTGCAGTTGTCAATGACAAAGTTGGTTCTGGAACTTACTCAGCATGGTCAGTAAACTTAGATGGTGCTACTGGTGTACAGGGTACACAGGGTATCCAAGGTCTACAAGGTCAATCTATCCAAGGTGCTCAAGGTACTTCTGGACAAGATGGAACTTATGCAACAACCATCACTGGAACATCAACAGATGGTGGAGTTACTGGAACTACAGCGTTTACCATTACACACAACCTTGGCACAACTGATATCATCGTAGCGGTATACGATACCTCTACAGCAATGGAAGTTGTTACAGATATCACATACTTAACAACATCAACAGCAACAATTGGATTTGCGGTTGCGCCAATCACTACTAAGTCATACAGAGTTGTAGTAAAGGCCTAACCGAACTACTGAGTTAGGAGTACAGCAGTATGGCCCGTAGGGTTTTAGTTCCACTTGGCTTATTAGCCATGTCTGCTGACCCTACGGGTGTAAACGCTGGAGATGCTTACTACAATACAGTTTCTGAAAAAATCAGAATCTTTAATGGCACGACTTGGGAAGATTCTGGTGCATCGCTTCAAGATGTAACTGATGCAATTCAGAACAACGCTCTTACCTCTACTGATGATTTATCAGAAGGTATTCAAAATCTTTACTACACAAATCAAAGAGTTGCTACCGCTTTAAATAGCGGCGATTTACAAAACATTACATTTACCTACCAGTCAATGGATGACACCATTGATGTATCAGTACCAACAGTTCAAGGCACTACTGGAGCACAAGGAACTCAAGGTACACAAGGAACTACAGGTTCCCAAGGCGCTACAGGCACACAAGGAAATCTTGGTTCAACTGGGTCGCAAGGTACTCAAGGAACTACAGGTTCTCAAGGAACTACTGGCTCTACTGGTACGCAAGGGTCAACAGGTATTCAAGGTGCTCAGGGAACTATAGGTACAACGGGTTCTCAGGGTACAACTGGAACTACTGGTACTCAGGGAGCCACAGGAGATACAGGTTCGCAAGGAACCACAGGCTCTACTGGAGCACAAGGAACAACTGGTTCTCAAGGTACAACTGGAATTCAAGGAACAATTGGTACCCAAGGAACAACTGGTAGCCAAGGTACAACAGGTTCAACTGGTTCGCAAGGAATCCAAGGAACTCAGGGCATAACAGGTAACCAAGGTACTACTGGTACCTCTGGTACGTCTTCTACTAATTATGCCTACAGAGCAGATACAACAAACCAGACAGATTCACAACCATCTAACGGTTATTTGCGTTGGAATAATGCAACGCAAAAATCTGCAACATACCTTTATGTAAATCATCTTACTCAACTTGGATTTGACGTTGACGTATTTTTGGCGCTTATTAAACAGTACGACAATCTTATTATTCAAAAACAAACAGACTCAAATCAATACATTACTTATCAAGTAACTGGTGCTGTCACTGTAATATCAAATAGTTATGTAAAAATCCCTGTATCAACTACAGGCGATGGTGGTACGGGCAATGATTCTTTTTCTAACAATGAAAACATTGACTTAATTCTTTTTACTACTGGTCTGCAAGGTGCACAAGGAACAATTGGTTCAACTGGTTCGCAAGGCACCACAGGAGCGCAAGGTGTGCAAGGCTCTACTGGTACACAGGGAAGT